TCCAAGATATTATGCATGAATTGTGCATCAGGAATTTTACCCATACGGATAAACTTATTCACCAACTGCCTGCAATATGAACGACAATATACGTTCTTTGAAACTTTGCAAAATGGAAGGAGAGCGATAATCTCAGCAGCGTCCTTCAGAAGATTAGGACGCTTGATTTCAGCATCCATCGTATCGATGAAACGACAAAAGTTAGTAGACTCCAGGGTGACACCAATCTCTGCTTCTGCATTAGGTGAAACCTCAGTGTAAGAGGTGTGAGGTGCTAGAATAATTTGTTGAGTAATCGGATTGGCAAAGCGATACTCCAAAGTATTAGGGCGATAAACAGAACCCCCACCGATCCCGATCCAATCAGCTTGGACAATACCAGAGATATGAGGAAGATAACGCAGACATAGACGAAGGATATCCGCAACATGCCCTTGATGATTCTTCGCAATGTCATCGTAAGTGTAATTAATTTTGACTTGACGTTTGTTGAACACAGACTTGGTGCCAACAAAGAACAGACCATTAGCAGGGTTCGTGCCAAACACAATAGCAGGAGCACCGTCCCACTTTGTGCTGACCTGCTCGACAGTCAGTGCTTCCTTCAACGCATCCAGTGCTACACGGCGACCATCAAAGATCGAATCTTCTAGGTGCTCAAGGTGTTTGTTTGGCATTCCGTCTGTGTCTATACCACTATTATAGCACGTCAGAGTAGAGTCGCACATGATTTAGGACGGTTCTTAAGGTGTCACTCCATCTTCATGTATGGAGCAGAATACTGAGACTGACTGGATGCATACAGAAACAAATCCTCCATGACCTGATCTCGTTTTCCGTTTGCCAAACCACTCACAATAGAAAGTAATTGTACAACTTGCAGTTTAGAATATCTCCACTTATTACTCTTGGATTTAATCAACAATAAATGGTCCTTTGTCTTGCCGCTCAATGCACCAAGTTCGATCATACCCTTCGCAATCTGAGTAGCAACAGCATCATCATTTCTCTTAGCATCTGCTGCTGCATTTGCTTTAACCTGTGTTACTCCATGATTTCTGAGAATCAAATTGATGGGACCATATGAAATCTTACCCTGGTTTGCGGATGCACCTTTTACTTCACCCTGCCAACCAGATAATGATGTCTCTCCACCAAAACTTCTGAACTGAATCTTTGCAGAACTACCACCGACCTTCACTTTCAAATATCCATCCATAGAATCAGGACTTAATTCAAACCCATCATACTTTACTTCTGGTTTTGTTCCTGACTGATTCATCGCTTTGAGTCTTGCTCCAGATGTAATCTTCTTGAGAGATACACCAATGAGTGTACCATCCTCAAGTTCTCTTTGCATACAAGCATTCAATCCAAGAATGGTTTTCTCCTTTGCCAAACAACCGATATCAAAATCTTTACGAACGAGATAGATGTCAGCAGGAGACCACTTGTTTAGGTCCATTCTCACACCCTCAAGTTTCTTAATCCTCTTGAAATGTCCTTCGATTTGATTGACCATAGGTGAACCTCTATGGAAAGTATAGTCCCCCGAACCATACTCTTGATACAATCTTTTTCCACCCTCTAAGCAAGAGTTAATCCAATCATCTGGCAAGTCATTACACATTGCCTTATAATTTTCATCAGTGAGTGTCTTACTCTTTACCTTAGTGTGATTAAAGTTCTCGCATGTTACGTCTTCATTGGTAATTCTACCGTTGTTCTTCCAGGCGAGTGCAGCATACATGCATTGTGCAGACTCAGACAACTTAGTAAGTGCTGCACCAGCACCAGATCCTCCACCACCTTTTCGTTTATAGATTAGACGGATCTTATACTTACCTTCACTGTCATCAATAGGAATCTCAGTTACAGCAAAAGAGGACTCGGACTTGACAACTGTAGTGTCAAACCGAACCCCCAATTTCTTTAATTTTTCATGAATCTCACCTTGAATTTCTGCACGTTCTTTTGCTAAGACACGCATTTTTTGCATGGTCTTACTTTCTTGAACTTGTTCTACTTCAATACCCTCAAGAACTTCATTGAGGACCAAAAATACATTAGCAGGTGAGTTAGACATTACCCTTTTTGATTATTTATTATGTGAGACGAACTCTATAGTCTTTCAGTTTTTGAATTAACTCTGGATGGTCAGACACACCGTTTACGATATGTTCTCTTGCTCGGGCAATGTCATAAGATGACATGGTTTCTAATGCTTTGATAAGGTGATCGACTTCTTGTAATGAAAGGTTCATGTGAAGTTAGTAAGTGATTTGTAAACTGCCTCTATGTGCATATTCCCATGTATATATCCTGCGACAATAACACTAAGTGTTGCTGCTATCACTCCCAGAAACATCAGACTCGGGACTATCGGATCCTTCGGTAATGTCGGATTCAATGATGTATCGTCGGGTTCTGTTTCCTCTGGAGTCGAGGGTTTCGGTTGTGTACCATCGTCCATCAAGCAGCTCCGCTATGCTCGTTAGCAGGTTCTCCGCTATCGCTTTGTTGCTTGCTTGCTTCCACCTTGGAATGGTGTGCGAGTCGTTCTGGGTCATCGTTAATAGAGGGGACAGTTGGATTTCGTGAACGGTTTTTGATTACAATAAATGCATCTTTGTTATATTTACGGGTTCCTTTAACAGGTGCCCACTTAGTGCCTGCACCTTCAATCTCATAGACTGACGTGCCACCAATCTCTACATGAATGTCATCATTAGTAACATCCCACCCGAGAGCAGCGACTGCTTCTACGAGTGATTCTTCAGTATACTTCATTGATTTTCCTCCTGTTCAAGCATTTTTTGCAATCCGTATTCAAGCATTGCTTGAATCTCTTCTTCACTCATTCCGTTAAAGACAGCATATCGAGGATCATTTTCATCCCACTCTAAGGTAAAACTACCGTCTTCATTTTCATTGACAGTCAGTCCATCATTCTCGGTCATGATTCTTCTTTCTTGTATTTTTGTGCAAGAACTTCTTCAGGTAGATTAGATTCAACTTCTTTCTCAAGTTCTTCCAAAAATTGACGAGTCCTTAGAATTCTATCAGGACAAGTTTTAGGATCTTTAGTGTAGATACTGCATTCCTTTTCTAGGATAGCAAAAATATCAACTGCAGTGTGAATGTTTGTTTTCACACTAATTTCAATGTCAAGGCTCATACGTCTCCTGCTTTACGGTTTTCAGAAAAGTGTACATCAAAGGCACCATCAGGATAACGAGATGCAAGTTTCTCAACATTCATCTCAATGATTTCGTTTAGGTCGGTGCCAAGACCCATACATGCTTGCATGACATACCACATGATGTCACCCAGTTCACGCTTCAAGTGGAACAGGTTATCTTCGTTAACAGGTTTGCCTTGGAAGACAATCTTCTTTACCACCTCAGTGAATTCACCTGCTTCAGCACACATACCTACAGAAGCAGTAAGCAGTCGCTCGGAAGGAAATCCCTGACCTTCAAGTTCTTGAACACGATAAACGAATGCTTCGTGGTCTTTGCTTTGTTGCGACGTGACCGCATTGACAAATTCTGCATACTTAATTGGATCAATCATACTTTAGGTCTTGAAAAGTTTTCTTTGTTGTGAATTTTTTTACTAGATCTATCTGCTGTTCTTGAGTTCCTTGACCAGAGTCAATCAAATCATCTTGTGCAGATTCCTCCACATCATACAGCCTCATCTTCGCTCTGTCAATACCTACACAGAATCTTTTATTACTGGTGAGGTCATTGTATCGATTCTTCAATTGCTTGACCATGATCTGATTCATGCCTTCAAGTTCCTCAGTGCTAATAAGGGCAAACATAAGATCAGCAGTAGCAGGGAGACCAAAGGACTCTGAAGTGTCAGTAAGGTCAACGTCAGAGCTACCATAACCAGCACGAGTGGTCTGCGTGGCAGATACGATAGGGACGTTTGCTTCACAAGCCAATCCTCTAAGCTCTTCTGCAATGCTCTTAATATAGCTATATGAATTGATAGAACCACCCTGCTTATATCTGCTGGAAGCACATATATTAAGGTAATCAATGAAAATAATATCAGGTCTA